GCAGAAGTACTTAAAAACGCTGAAGGGTTCTTAGCAGCAAATCCAGACAAGGCAGTTCAAAATGTACGAAAACAAATTAAGTCTGCAATTTCATCTGTTAAAAAAGGTGGTGATATTAAAAAGATAAATAGATTGGCTCAACAATTAGATAAATTAAATTCAATTGGTGGTATGAATTCAATAGTACCAAGTGAAGGCCTAGTGTTTGTATATAAAGGTAACACCTATAAATTAACTGGAGCATTTGCACCAATTAACCAAATAACAGGAATGATACATTTTTAAAGGTTATACTATGAAACAATTTTCAAAAGACAAAATTCAGAGGATGAGAAATCTCGCAACAGGAAACTATGGCGATAAAACAAAAGCTAGCTCTGGTTATAGAAAATATAACGACAGACGAAAAGAAGGAGATGTATGGGAAGAGAATGGTAAAATTTGGACAATAAAGAATGGAATAAAACAAAATAAAACAAAATTAAGTGAAGCAAGAAAAGAAATGAAAATACCGCTTCAATGTCCTAGATGTAAAACATCAATGAGAAATCCTGCTCACAAAAAAATGTATAGATTATATAAGCATTGTTTGCTTTGCCAAACAAAGTTTGAACGCAATCTTTATATAAAAGATAAATATAAGGATTGGTTTCAAAACGAGGTTGAAAAGAATTTTAATTCATGGACAGAATATCAACAAAAAAGATTTAATACTTGGTTTGAATCATTAGATTCTAAACATTATATAGCAGAATCTGGTGATATCGAAGATTGGACAAGTCTTACAGAAAAAACAAAAAAAGATATAAAAAGACGTTTTCAGGATTGGATGGATTCTGAAAAAGAAAAAACAAATAAACTACTAAATGGAGAAAAGTTATGAAAAAATTATGGAAAGTTTTATTAGGAATAGGAGCATTAATTGTTGGCATACTAGCATTTTCATCAAAAGGTGGTAAGAAGAAATTTAAAAAAGATTTAAAGGAAAACAAAAAGAAAGTTAATGCTGTAAAAGTAAAGTCAAAAAAAATTGAGATTGCAAAAAAGAAAACCAAAAAGAAAATAGCTACAATGGAAAAGAAAATAAAAGTACTTAAGAGAAAGAAGAGACCTACAGCAAAAGCAAGAAAAGAACTCAATGAGTTTAAGAAAAAATTTGGGAAAAGAAAATGAAATTCATTATATCAATATTAATAGTTTTATTGTCATTTAATTCATTTTCACAAGATACAATAAAAATTTCTCAATCTGAAATCAATGGTGTAATATCTGCTATGGACACATTGATGAAACAAGATTCGATAAACAATATTTTAATAGAGCAACAGACAATACAAATAAATAATTTCAAAACTTTGACCAAGCAAGATAGTATACTGCTTATATATAAGAACCAAGAAATTGATTTATTAAACGGCCAAATAAAATTATACAATGACAAACTTAAAGTAGTTGACAAGTGGTACAATAAAAGATGGGTAGGTTTTATTATGGGAGTTGCAGCAACAGCTACAATGATTCATGTTATAGATTATTCACTACCACAACAATAAACTAAAAACATATATATTTATATATAGATATGGCCAATAAAACTATAAAACAAGCGTTAGTAGAAGAATTTACAAGGTGTTCTCAAGACCCTATATATTTTATGCGAAAATACTGTTATATTCAACACCCAATAAGAGGAAAGATAAAGTTTGATTTATATAAATTCCAAGAAGAATCTTTAGTACAATTAAAAGAAAATAGATTTAATATAATTCTTAAATCACGTCAAATGGGTATTTCGACATTAACCGCAGGATATGCTGTTTGGAATATGGTTTTTAAAGAAGACTTTAATGTTCTTGTAATTGCAATAAAACAAGATACTGCAAAAAATCTTATTACAAAAGTTAGAGTAATGCACGAGCTTTTACCTTCTTGGTTAAGAGTTGGTACAGAAGAAGATAATAGACTTTCACTTCGACTTAAAAATGGCTCACAAGTAAAAGCAGTTTCATCTGCACCAGATGCTGCAAGGTCAGAAGCACTTTCTCTTTTAGTAATTGATGAGGCAGCGTTTATAGATAAAGTAGAAGAAATATGGACTGCAGCACAACAAACATTAGCCACTGGTGGAAATGGTATAATGTTATCAACACCAAACGGTACAGGTAATTTATTTCACAAAACGTGGACAGAAGCCGAAAGAGAAGAAGGAATGTTTAATCCAATTAAACTACATTGGACATTACACCCAGATAGAGACCAAGCTTGGAGAGACCAACAAGACGACCTCCTCGGACCAAAAATGGCAGCACAAGAATGTGATTGTGATTTTATAACATCTGGAAATTCAGTTGTATCAGGTGAGCTCCTTGAATGGTATCAAGACAATATGGTTATAGAGCCAATTGAAAAGAGAGGTGCAGAAGAAGAACTTTGGATTTGGGAGTATGCAAATTATAATAAAGGATATATGGTAGTGGCTGATGTTGCAAGAGGTGATGGCAGTGACTATTCTACTTTTCATGTTATAGATATAGAAAAAATGGAACAGATAGCAGAATATAAAAACCAAATAGGTACTAAAGAATTCGGTAATCTTTTGGTAAATATAGCTACAGAATATAATGAAGCTCTACTTGTTGTAGAGAATGCAAATATAGGTTGGGCTGCTTTACAACCTGCTATAGATAGAGGTTATAGAAATCTTTATTATACATACAAACATGAAGGAGTTCATGATGCAGCAACACAATTAAGTAAAGGTTATGACTTAAAAAATAGAGAAAACATGACCCCAGGTTTCACAACTTCAACAAGGACCCGGCCTCTTTTGATATCGAAGCTAGATATTTATTTTAGAGAAAAAGCATGTATTGTTAAATCAAAAAGACTGATAGACGAGCTATTTGTTTTTATTTGGAATGGCCATAGAGCAGAAGCTCAAAGAGGCTATAACGATGATTTAACTATGGCTTTTTCAATTGCATTATTTGTTAGAGACAATGCAATCCGTTTACACACAAAAGGATTGGATATGAATAAAAATGCAATAAATAATATAGTTAATACCAGAGGAGCTTATAAAGGAAATAACTATCCTGGTCACGACCCTTGGAAGATGAACATTAATAATGATGACGAAGATTTAACCTGGCTATTATGATGGAGTAAAAAAACAGATGGCTGATAAAACATTTTTTGGAAGATTAAAAGCATTATTTTCGACAGGTACAATTGTTAGAAGAACAGACAGCGGACTTAAGGTTGCAGATTTAAGTAGAGTACAATCAAACACAAAGCTTGCTACAAATAGACTTGTAGATAGATTTAGTAGAATTTATCAAACAAATTCTTATGGATATAATCAACAAGCAAATTTTCATACACTAAGACTACAGTTATATACTGACTATGAAATCATGGATGAGGATTCTATAATCTCATCAGCACTTGATATATATTCAGACGAATCAACACTTAAAAATGAATTTGGAAATGTACTTGAAATAAAAACAGATAATGAAAATGTACAAAAGGTATTACACAATTTATTTTATGATGTACTTAATATAGAGTTTAACGCATGGCCTTGGGTAAGAAATATGTGTAAATATGGAGATTTTTATCTTAAGTTAGATATAACAGAAAAAGTAGGTATAACAAACGCACAACCTTTATCATCATACGAAATGTTTAGAGAAGAAGGTATCGACCCAACAAACATTGATTTGGTAAGATTTATACACGACCCAAGTATGGGAGGCCAACAAGCATCAGTTGGTGGCTCACTTCCAAAAACAGAATATAATAACTATGAAATAGCACATTTTAGAATGCTAAATGATATGAACTTCCTTCCTTATGGAAAAGCTATGGTTGAACCAGCAAGAAAAGTTTGGAAACAACTAACTCTTATGGAAGATGCAATGTTAATCCACAGAATTATGAGAGCTCCAGAAAAAAGAATATACAAAATTGATATTGGTAATATACCTCCAAATGAAGTTGACACATATATGCAAAGAGTTATTCAACAAATGAAGAAAACACCTTATATTGATGAAACTACAGGACAATATAATCTTAAATTTAATATGTCAAATATGTTGGAAGACGTATATCTCCCTGTAAGAGGCGGACAAAGCGGAACAGAAATTGATACATTGTCAGGAATGGAATTTGGTGGTATTGATGATGTCGATTACTTAAAAGCTAGAATGTTTGCAGCACTTAAAATACCAAAGGCTTTTATGGGATATGAAGAAGGTGTAGAAGGAAAAGCAACACTAGCCGCACAAGATGTTAGATTTGCAAGAACTATCGAAAGAATACAGAGAATTTTTATTTCTGAGCTTACAAAAATAGCAATGGTACATTTGTACTCTCAAGGATTTACAGAAGAAGAAATGGTTGAATTTGATTTGGTATTAACTAACCCATCATCAATTGCAGAACAAGAAAAATTAGAATTATGGACAAGTAAATTAGATTTAGCTAGTACAATAAAAGATGGTCAGATGGTATCAGAGGAATGGATATATAAAAATGTGTTTAATATGAATCGTGAAGAGATTGAAGACGAAAGAAGAAATGTTATCGAAGATGTTAAACAGAAATTTAGAAAATATCAAATTGAAAATGAAGGTAATGACCCTGAGGAATCTGGTGAAGCTCTTGGTACACCACATACATTGGCAACAATCGACCCTGAAAATACTGAAGGGGCAGATACACAAGGTCTATGGGAAGAAGGTGATGAGCAACAAAACGAATCAGGACAGGGTCGACCAAAAGAAGGAACAAAATACGGAGCTCAAGATTCGGCAAGAGGTAGAGACACAGTTGGTAAAGAAGAAAGGTCTCGAGATACAAAGCTTAAAAATAATAAATCTAAAAGAAGATTCGAATCAAAGCGAATAATAAAATTATTTAAGAAAAAGAACCAAATTAAATCAAATCTTTTAAGTGAAAGCAATCTATTAGAAGACGATATATAAATAAGTTTAGTATATTTATATAATGATATATAAAGATATACGAAGTAAAAAATTATGAAACCAAAACATTCTAAATATAAGAATACAGGAATATTATTTGAACTATTAGTTAGACAAATAACAAGCGATACTATTAACGGTATTGAAAAGTCACCAGCAATAGGTATTATAAGAGAATTTTTTAAGAAAAATACAACTTTGAAAAAAGAGCTCATACTTTATCAAACACTTCTTAAAGAAAAGTTTAATACAGAGAAAAAAGCCGAATCATTTATTGACGCCGTATTAAAAGAAAGAAAAAAACTTTCACTAACAGAGTTAAGAAAACAAAAATATAACCTTATTAAACATGTTAAGGAAAATTACGAGATAGAAGAGTTTTTTAAATCTAAGGTTGAAAATTATTCTGAGAATGCTTCGATATACTGTTTGTTTGAAAACAAAGTAAATCCATCACAATCAATTAGATTTAGATATAGTTTAATTGAAACTATTACGAATAAAAAGAAAAATATTGGTAGAGTTGATGAGACATACCAGATTTATTCAAAACAAGATAAAGACATTAGAATACTTTCATATAAAATATTATTAGAAAAATTTAATAAAAAATATGGAACATTAAAGGCAGGCCAGAAAACTTTATTAAGACAGTATATTAACAATATATCAAATACGCAAAAACTAAAAGAATATTTACATTCTGAAATAAATAAAACATCTGCTCAAATAAATAATCTTACTGAAAAAGTAAATGACAATGTTGTTTCAATAAAACTAAAAGAAGTTGCAACACAATTAAAGTTAGTTAAAAAAGAAAGAAAAATTAAAGACAAACATATGTTATCAGTTTTACGAGCATATGACCTTGTTAATGAGATAAAGAATGTCATTAAATAAAAAATTAGATAAATTGTTTGAACAGGACTTCAAAAAAATAGAAGAAGAAGAGTTAGAAGAAGAAAATATAACAGGTAGCGGAGAAGCGTATAATACAAAGTATGCATTTGGTAAAAAAACTGATGATGAAACTACAGAGAAATCGGGATATAAAAAAATGAAAGAATCAAAATTTATGAAAATGGCAAAACTCACATTAATGAATGAAGTTAACTACAATGAATACAAAAAAGATGAATCGGCAACCTCTAAACAAAAAGTTAATCGAGCAATAAAAGAAGTTAATAGCAAATTATTTAGAATAGAAAGAATAATTAATCAAAATATAAAATTAAAAACAGAGACGGGAGTTGATTCAACCAAATATTGGAAATCAACAAGAGGTAATTTATCAAGAATTTCTGAAAGAATGACAAACATCGCAGAAAAATTAAGGAGATTCTAAAAATGCAAAAAGGATTGCTAATAGATTATACAGCTTTTGAAATTTCTCCCAAACTTATTAGTGAGTCAGAAAGAGAAAATAATGGTAAAGTTATTGTATCGGGCGTACTTCAAAGAGCAGATGCAAAAAATCAAAATGGTAGAATATATCCTAAAGAAACTTTAATGAGAGAGGCCAAGAAATATTCATCTGTACAAATTGCAGAAAATAGAGCTTTAGGAGAATTAGACCATCCAGAGTCATCAGTTGTAAATTTACAAAACGTTTCACACAATGTTAAAAAAATATGGTGGAAAGGTAACGATTTATGCGGCACAGTAGAAGTACTAGGAACTCCAGCTGGTAACATATTAAAAGAACTATTAAAGGCTGGTGTGAAGTTAGGTATATCATCTAGAGGTTTAGGTTCTGTTGAAGAAATACATGAAAGCGGAGAAGAGCCCTCTGTAGAAGTTCAACCAGACTTTGAGTTAGTATGCTGGGATTTTGTTTCAAATCCATCAACACAAGGAGCATTTATGCAACCCATGAATGAATCTATAACTCATAAATCACATAACAAATATAATAAAATAAATAACATAATAAATGAAATGCTTTGCGATTTAACATGCAAGTGTTCATTACCAACAAGGAGCAAATAAAATGAGTCAATTCGATATTAGAAAATGGAGAAACCAACTCAATGAATCTACAGGACAAAATAAAAGAATGTCAGAGCAAGAGAAAAAAGAAACATTAGAGTCAGTTTCAAGATTTAATGAGTTAGGTAAAAATATATATAAAACTCAAGAAATATCTGAGTTAGTAGAAAATATAAAAACAATGGCTGAAAACGCCAGCAAAATGGCAATTGAAGAAACAGCAGATTGGTTCGATGCTGTATCAGTGAAAAGAGATACAAAAGCTATTGGTGAGTCAATAAAAGTTTTCGAAGGTACATTTAGAGAAATTTCTACATTACAACAAAGATTAGAATCTGTATTTGAAGAGATTGGTGGTAAGCTTGGCAAATACTATGAAATAAAAGAACTTGTCGAAGACCACGAAGAAGGTCATGAAGAAGAAGCTCCAGTTGAAGAATCAGAAGCACAAGAAAAATATCAAAAACTTTTTAAGGCATTATTATCAAAGTTTGGTGTTGATTCACCAGCTGATTTAGATGATGAGAAAAAGAAAGAATTTTTCAACCTTGTAGATAAAAAACACAAAGGTGCAAACGAAAACAAATTTTCAAATAAATTCCAAAAACAAGTTAATGAAGCTTATAAAAAATTAAACAAAGTGGTGAGAAAATAATGATAAAATTTAAAAACATACTTAAAGAAGCTTTTGAAGGAATGAATAATGTAGTATCTATTGGAGGACCTATACAAATGAAAGAAGCTGCTCCAAAAATGAAACCTA